CTTCGTGACATACTCACTTCCATCGCCGCGCAGTGCGGACAGTGGGAGACCGAGAATGTGATGCAAGGCTTTGCTCCCGTTACGGCACCAGTATTGAATGACGCATTGTAATATGCGTTCTCATTACAAAGTACCCGAAAGGAGAAGCCAGTGTCATATACACGCTCGATCCGAGCTGTTAATCTTCTTATTCGGTCTCATATTGTTCGCCATAATAATGACGGCAATATGTATACCGCGGTTGGTTTGGCTTCCGCCAAACTCGCCGATAAATTCGAAGAACCCCGGAGTGACAACGCTACCGAGCGGAGAAAATCCGCTTGGACGCGATGGATCACTTCCTACGAAGGCCTCAGATCAGGAGGAGTATTAGGCCCGCATTGGGCAAAAGCGCGTCTATGGATACACGAAGTCCTTAAGACTTATCATCTTGGGGACCTCACGTTTACCAATGGCTCTAGTTATGAGCCACTTGGCATCCATACATCGTTAGCTGCGAAGCTTGCGGTGGAATGGACCATCACCAGCGATTGTTTTGATCTCTTTGCCAAAATGTCTTATTGGCATCGTGGATTAAAATATGCTGTAAAGAAGCGCTTTACTAGCTACTGCAGAGCACATAGCCTATGTGAGAAGACTTTTAATCGTAAACTTTGGAAGCGCTTTGGTAACGCTTTCCAGATCTATCGATTTAAGCTTCATTGCATAGTAACTTTTGTGCATGGGAATAGATGGTCAACCGTACCCAAGAATAACATCAAGGATCGGTCGATCTGTCTTGAACCTCTCTGTAATATGCTTGTCCAGAGAGCCGTTGGTTTGGGTATCCGTAAGTGTCTCAAAGACACCATCGGGATCGATCTCGATCACCTGGCAGATGTGCACAGGGATCGTATAAGCGACTCTAATGTCGCTACAATCGATCTAACTGATTGTAGTGATACAATCAGTATGTGGTTGACAAATTATCTTTTGCCGAAACGTATATTATCACATATACGTGCTAGTAGGTCAGACATGACCTTAGGACCAGATGATAACTTTTATGTTATCAATAAGGTTTCTAGCATGGGTAAT